GTTTGGGTAATTGAGGGCACAGGCATTAATAATGCAACAGCCACACCCATAACTATAGAAGCAACCACTATCCAAGCTAGAGTTATGGGGTCCATACCCTTGGGATTCTCAATTACAATGAAAGTGCCTGGTAAGAAATCGAGCTGCTTTAATTCATATGCATTCTTCGGCGTGACTTCATTCGCAAATGAAATTTCCGCATGATCCATATTGCTTGTGGTATGAAAAATACGGACATGCTCAGGCATATGGTCATATTTTGAAGTAAGCCATTGACCCAAAGTTTCGGCGTGTTCAATTGTTTTGTCTTCGGATAAAGGGTCTTGTTTATAAATAATCTTAATCATAGAAACTCACACGATTAAATCCAAATGCTTGAACGACTTGAATTGGCATCCATGAAACGCCTGATTCCTGCAAATGCAAAATACGCCCCAAACGAAAAAGCCCCACATGTGGGGGCTTGTTTCGGTATCTAGAGTGAAAGGCGACTATGCAGCCTTCCTTAGGCATAGGCAATGGATTTAGTAACTTCAATCTTGATGGCAGAAATACCTTCTCTTTGACGGGCTTCATAAAAAACTCAAGCGCCTCTCCTCGATCAATATCATATAGATCCATTGCAGCTTCATGCGCGAAGTGAACACAGTTGTAGTATTCCTCGTCATATTGCTTATCGAGCAAATGATCGTGACTCTTCATATAGCCCCCTTCAAACCACTAAAACGATCCAGTGCAAAGATATCTCCAGTCTTCGCAGTATTTAATCTTGGTGATTCAGCCTTGAATGTCACAGCTTTATGATTCATGGCAACACTGGAGAGTTGTAGACCTAGTAGATAAAACATTGGTGTATTCAAGTTATCTGAACTATAAAGGCGGTAATTTACGGTCGGCTTTACATTAGAATATTGCCCCTCAATTACCCGTTCAAACTCATCCGGCAAAATATCACCAAGCCCAGATATTGAAACGGTCAAAGTCTGGTCCAGATCACCGAGCATTCCGGATCTTTGAATTGTCATTGGTAGGTATTCGTAAAATACTTGCCCCGCGCCTTCATTGTGCTGAACATACACTCCACGGTCATCATTACGTACCACCCGGTAAGTATTCATAAAAGAAGGGTGTGAGAGTTCAATACATTCCAGTTGATAAACATCTACTTTTCGATTGAAAAAGAATTTGGCATATTCGTTATCCATTAGACCTCCCAATCTTTGATAAGTGCCTGATCAGCGATAAGGTTAGGCTGGTTTTGAACAACTTCGAGCTGTGCATTTACCCGGTAAAGGTTGCCATTCACTTCATTGGTCTTGAACGAGTTTGGAATGAAATTGCATAGATATTGCTGACGTGTTCCCTGATCAATGACCAGATCCGCATAGAATGAGGCTGGCTTATTCTGGTAGACCCGCCAGAAAGCCATCATTTTATTAAAATCGGATTTACTTAAATTCCAGTTCACATCGACAATATGACTATTACGTTTTACATCGATGTAATAGCGACCACGACCGCCATCCATCTGCTGACGTTTCACATCATCACCCGGTGTTACGCCATAGCCGCTGGTCTGAGGATTTAGCTTTAACTTGTACATAACTTTCCTTCAGGCAATAAAAAACCGACCTTTAATTAGGTCGGTTTCTATGATTTTAACGCTAGTATTATGGTATCTAACTTCCATATTAAGATGGGGATGGAGATCATTAATACTGATTTACCTACATCCCACCAAGTATATTTATCATTCATCGAACTACCTCTATCAACTTTGCAAAAGCATTAATAATGTTCGAAAACTGCCAAAGAAAAATTCCCAATAAGATAGATCCTGTTACTTTTACAAAACCATATTTTTCCATAGTTGCCTCTACATATTTTAAAATCACTGCTATAATTTCAGGCATAGTAATACTTCTCCTTAACTTTGCTCGGTTGAGTTGAATTGAAAACCTCAGTGCGCCAACACTGGGGTTTTTGCTTTTTTAAGTGCCCTTATTGTTTCATTTCAAAAAAATGTCATTTATTCATTTTTCCTACTATGGAAAACATAGGCATAAAAAAACCACCCGAAGGTGGTCCTTTCATAATATTGGCTGTCAATAGGCTTTAGAAGAGACTAGGAGTTGACACTGTCAACAGCTCTTCTCTCTTATACCGGCATCTTTAAACGGTTTTACTTACACTCCATTAACATTACTCTCCTTATACCTGTAACTTTAAAACTATCGATTCCGTCTTGCTGTCGTATTCTCAGTCAAAGACCGACTAATAGTTGAGTTTGGATTACCGATTTGATCACTAACAAGCTTCGGTACCGTTCTTGGAAGCTGCTTATCCAGTTCATCTGTAACAATGATCCGGACAGTTTTCTCATCCAATTGTTCAGCTTCAACAGTTGCACCACTCACCTGATTAATCACTTCAATTTTGAAATTGATTGTCGGTGAAGCAGGCTCAATTGAAGGCATAATCTCAGCTTGAGGGCGTGAAGTACGTCCTAAAGTAAAATCCTGAACATCATCCAGATTTGAACGATCCTGAACTAAACCATTGGATGAGAAGTAGACCTTGCCATCATGGAATAAGTCAGAATTTGCCGAAGAAGCTAACTTAGGTGTGTCTCTATTACCCTTATAGATAATCTGAGTATCTTGAACCGGTTGATTAAAGATATCAGATTGCTTTTGGCTTTCTAAAAAGGCATTAGAGCTCATCATTGCACGGCGCATGACACTATCAGCTGAGGCATTATTATTGAGAAAAGCTTCAGGGTTTGCACTCTTACGCATATTTTCAACTAACCCAACACCACCCCAACGGCGAATATCTTCTTGGGACCAGACCACCTCTCCTTTATGGACAATACCTGCAGGTTCATATTTTCCACCAGATCCAGTGTAACCACCGTCAGCAAAGCCTTGATCTTTGATTGCACGGATGTTTGCAATAATGCTAGCGCCTTGAGCAACCGCCCCAGCAATTAATGGAATGTTAAGAGGAAAACCAGCTTTTGAAGCTGCTGCAATATTTTGCTGAATCGCAATACCAGCAGCTGCAATGGCATAAGCTTTATCAGCGGCGAACATGATCTTATATGCTTTAGATTGCTCTCCAAACATTGAACCAAACATCGATGTAAGTGAACCCATCATTTGGCCACCAAATGCAATTTGGGTGTTCAAACGATCTTGCTGATATTTATCTTCAATATCCTGAACATTCTTTGCATGTTCAGCAGCAATCTGATTACGTTGGTCCTGAGCAGCTTGAATGATAGCTGTTTTCTGGTTTTCGTAATCTTGTTGCTTAATGAGTCCTGCTTCCATTTGAGCATCAAGACCATCTAAAGAGTTTTGCTCATTCAGATCAGTAGCAGCAAACTGACTATCTGCTAAATCATTTGCAGCATTTAAACGACTAAAACGCTCCTGATCCTGTCTGAAAAATTCTCCGGTACCATTCATATCGGCTTGGATATTACCCCAATTTTGAACAGCATTATTCACCTTATCACGAGTCTCTTTATCCTGACTGGCTTTAGACAATGCGATTAGCTTTTGCCGCTCTTCTATAGAAAGCTTGGTATTCTTAAGAATTTCCTCCCGTTCGAGTCTGTAACGTTCCTGCATGGCTTGCGTTTCAGAAAGCAATGATAAACGTGCCTGAAATAAACGCTGTTCCTGAGCTAATTGCATTAACCCAAGTTCTTGCTTTAATTGTTGAGCTAAAAGATCAACAGCCTCTTTACGCTGATCGTTCGTTAAATCTAGGTCATGCTCGGCCTCAAACTGACGCTTAGCATAGCTATCTTTTAATATTTGCTCTTCCGTCTTTGTGTAGTCTCGGAATGAATCAAGCTTAGTCTTTGTAGCTTGCTCAGCAATAGCAATATCATTATCTGCACGTGCTTGAAGTTCTGCTTTAATTTCAGCTTTGCGTTCTGGGGTGAAGTTGGCCTTATCGACATCTTCCAATTTCTTAGCAAGATCATTTCTGATCTTAGTCACTTCATTGGCAACATCGTTTTCCAGTTGAAGGCGTAACTTGGCCTGTTCTTCTGCCATTTTTGTGGCGTCTTGAATAAGCTTATCAAAATCTTTAGAGGTGATATCGCCAGCTGTATAGCCATTAATACCAGCCATATAGCCCTGATAATCCTTCCAGTATTGGTTGTTATATTTACCAATACCTTTACCCTTTTGAACATTGCCTTCACCAGCATGATAGGCACGCACAGCCTTCTCTAGATCGCCCTTAAAGAGCTTCAAAAGATAAGACATATACTTGCCAGCACCCTCTGCTGACTGTGCTAAATCAGTACGGTCCTTCACGCCATATTGCTTAGCTGTGCCTTCCAGAAATTGAAATCCACCAGTTGCACCAGTAGATTTGTTATAAGCTTTAGCATTACCACGTGACTCAATCATATGAAGCGCTGACAATGTGCCTGCTGGTAAGTTGTACTTTGACTCAATTCCAGCAAAGCCATATTTAGCAGCATTAGCCTGAACTTTGGCATTAACAGAAAGAACTTTTTGCTGCTTTTCAAGCTCACTAGTATGTTTGCGTTCAGCAGCAGTTATTGCATCCTTCTTGTCTTTAAGGTCATCAAGAGCCTTTTGAGCACGGACAATCTGCTCTATTTCATCATTCGTGACAATCGCAGTTGTACCCGGTGCTGCAACTGCCTGCTTTGCTTTCTGAAGTTCAAGTATCTTTTTTACAGTTTCTTCACTATATCCAAGATTTAACAAAGCAAGCTCTTCATTCGAATTGAGTACTTCAGAACGGAGGCTATCAAAATAACCCTTTTGAGCTTTAGTTGCCTTTTGAGCTGCACTTTCATTGCCAATTAAGGCTTTAGAGTTGTCATCAATTCCAGCCACAGCCGTTTGAGCTTTACGCCCAGATAGCTCCACCTCAATACCGAAAAGCTTTAGGGATTCTTGTGTAGTTTTAGCTTCTTTAGCGTTCTTTTCGAACTCTGAAGAGTTCTCTTTTAAAGCGTTGTAAATATCCTTACTAATACGCAACTCATTAAAGCGCTTAACAGCATCATTCATGCTAATAGTGCCATCTCTAGCATCATTAACAACCTGAACAATCTCTTTATTGCCTTTGTAGAGTTGAGCAATAGCATTCAACTGGATATTTATTTTACTACTAGAATCAGCAAGTGCCTGATTCTGGCGCTCAAATGAAGCGGTCATATCATTGATTGCAGAATCTTTTTCTAGACCTTTAAGTGCTAGAAGTTCTTCTTTTGCCTTTTTAGCAACTGCTGCTTGCTCTTCTAGTTTTTTATTGGCTTGGGCTGCCTTATCCTGAAAGTACATATAGCCCGCAGCTAAGGCTGTAATCCCTAATGTAATAGCTCCAATAGGGCCACCAACTAAGTCTAATGCTCTACTTCCAATTGACGCTGATTTGTTTAATACATCTTGAGCGGCTTTATAAGCCAGTGTTGCAGCAGTTGATTCTTTTAGGGCGATACTATGGGCCACTTCGGCGGCTGTTTTGCGTTGAACAGCTGCCGCCCTTTCCTTAGCGGTTGTTGCAGCGTTATATTCAGCTCTCGCCAAGCCCAATTCAGTAATAGCTAAAGCAGCAGATTGCTTTGCACGCAAAGCCTCTACACCTAGTAATTGAGCCTGTGCTTGGGCTTCAGCAAGGCTTGCGGCTCTTTGTTGAGCTGAAGCAGCAATACTCGCTTGTACAGCAACCGTTTTTGTTAAAACAGCTTTTGTCATTAAGCCAATACCAATGGCAAATGCACTGTCTGCAATTAAATTCAAATTATTTGCTAATAACTGAATCGATCCTGATAAAGCCTGTGCTGCTCCGCTTCCTTTACCAGCCTCTCCTACAAATTTAGTAATTTCATTATTAAGTAGAGTTAATGATTGACCAATTGTAATGTCAGTTTTAGCAAAAAGAGCATCAACTTCATCTTGGACATTTCTAAGTGCTTTCACGATTTCCTGTGAAGTAATTTTTCCTTCAGCTGCTACTGAACGTAATTCACCTACAGTAATACCCATACCCTGAGCAATTGCTTTAGCTAATGCCGGGGTTTGCTCCATTACAGAATTAAGCTCTTCACCACGTAATGTGCCGCTTGCTAACGCTTGTCCGAATTGAACTAAAGCTGCATCAGCAGCTTCTGCACTTGCACCACTAATTGCTACAGCTTTAGAAACTGTTTCAGTTAAACGTGCTGTGTCATCCATGGTTAAATTCAGTGTTTTAGCATTGTCACTAAAACGTTGGTACACCTGTAAAACAGAATCCCAAGCTGAATAGGTTTTTTGAGCAATTCGGAAAGTGTCTTCCGTAGCTTTATTTAGTTCAACTTGATTATTAGTGACCAACTTAAGGCGGTTTTGTAGTCCAGTATATGTATCCATCTTTGAAATGGCAGAACTTACTGTTACTAGCCCAGCCATATACCCTGCTAGTGCACGAGTAGCTACAGACATCCGGTCCATAGATTTCGAGGCGAAATCCCCTTTTTTGGTGATGCTATCCAATTCAACTGATAAGTCTTGTGCAGTGCGTTTCGCACGTTCCGAATCAATAACAATTACTAAGCGAGCTTCTTGAGCCATTTGACTTTCCTCTAGGCAATAAAAAACCGCCATAAACGGCGGCAATAAATCGAGACTTAACTAGGCAATACTTTTTGACTTTTCCAAGATCCATGAAGTTATCTCAGCCCCTAGATCTCCATACATCAGTAGCTGATAAGCTGATTGAGGCGAGTAACGTGTTTCTTTTTCACCAGATACCCCTGTTCTGGAAAGCTCAATATTTTCCCAATCCTGTATAAGATGAGTTGCGATAATTTTTGCAAACTCTTGGGCTGATCGCATGGCACTCATTCTAAAAATACTCTTTTTAGTGCAAAGCATTTTATAGGCCCTATCAAATTCAGGATCAGAAAAAGGCTTAATCCTGAAACATCCAAAAACTTGATCATTTTTCTTAAAAACAAACCATTTGGATTTATCTGTCATATTTACTTCCAAAATTTCGGTAATAAAAAACCGACCATTGATAGGTCGGTTTTAGGCTTTAATCGCTGCAATGATTTCAGGTAATTTCCAGATTAGAATTGGTATGGAAAACAAAATTAAAAAGGCAATAATTGTCTGCCATAAGCCATACTTTTCAATAGACACTTTCATAAGCTCCACTATTGGTTTAAAATGCTCCATATAGATTTACTTTCCTCTTACTTTCGTCGGTGGGTGGAATGAAAAACCCCAGTAGTTAGCGCTACTGGGGTTTTGTTTTAGGTATTAAAAAACCCACTCGATGAGTGGGTTTTGTTAAGTTGATTTTATTAGTGACGAATCAGACTACCTGAAATTTCAAGTACTCCCATCAATCGACTTGACTCCATCAGTGGGTGAAACCAACGGTCGCCATAATGTTGATTACCTGTTGTGTAGCTTATGGTTTTTAAATCATCACTAATGATTTCTCTATTAAGAGGTCCTCTTAAATCCATTGTTCGAGTGAGTTTTAGAACTGCAATATTGGTTTTAAACGCATATTCAGCTAAGTAGTGACCTTGTTCATTACTAAGCATGTGTATTGCACGATAGATTTTGCTTGTCACAAAGTTTTGGGAAATAATTGCATCTACCAGATCCTTAACCAAACCCAATGTTTCATTATCAAACAAAGAACCTTGAGCCTTCTTCTCTGCACTACTGTACATAGCAATCAAATGATGAACATATTCAACCGCTACAGGAATCATGTCATATGGGATTTCATCAATATGCTGAACATTGAAACGCTGATGAACTAATTTATAAGCATCGCTGTAATTCAAATGCTTAGTTTTAGCTACAAGAAGATTTACAGCATTGGTTAGGGGTTCACGTTCTGATTTGTGGGTTTTGGCAACTGGTGTGCCAACTTCTTTATCTAAAACATCAAGTACCCACTTGCGGAATTGCTTCGCTACAGCAGTACGAGCAAATATTGCTATTAGGTGGCAGCCACGTAGTGAGAAAATCCGCATACCCAAATTGGGTAGCCGAGGATTATCAATAATTTGTGTCATATTTTCCGTAAATTCATCAGAATTACGATTAAAAATTTTACTGACCGCGTTCTCTTGTTTATATCCTAATGCTTGTGCCAATTCACCTGAAGAAAGCCAAATCTGGCCATCTTGCCGTGGCACGGGATTGAATTTCACTTCATTAAAACTTAATGCTAAACTAGACATATCAATATCCTTTCCTATGGTTGTTGATAAAAGCCCCTTGCCGTCAGAAAGTTGGGGGCTTTTTACATCCCCAATGGGGACTTTTACAATTTAAGACTTTAAAAACTTCTTGTCAATCCCCATTGGGGATATTATTATAAATAAAATTTATTCGAGTATAGGACCATGGCTAGAAGCTCAGACGTTGAATACAAAATGCGTATGACGCAAGAACTAAAAGAAAAAATACTTGAATCAGCAAAGTTAAACAGTCGATCAATGAATGCCGACATTGTTGCCCGTCTTGAAAAAAGCTTTGAAAATCAAAATTATGAAAAAACTGTAGAACAGATCCCTACCGAAACTCTAATGATGGAGTTAGCTAGCCGTATGAAAGGTTACACCATTACTGTATCAGAAAAATCAGACATTAAAAAAGCACCCTAGGGTGCTTTTTAACTACTGGATTTCTGCACGACATCAATACAATTTAAATAATACCTAGCAGCAAATTCATTAAGCTGTTCTTTCTTTATTGATGGAGTTGAATAACTTGGTTGTGAATAAGCATCTCGTATAATTGTTCTTATCAGACGTTCATCCTCTTTACTTTTCATACTATCAGAAGATTTAAGCATTATCGATAACGAGGTGCCTTTCTGCTTTTCTGCCATAATGCTTTCAGCGATATCCATCCATCCTCGACAAAACTTTTCACTTTTTTCTTCTTCAGCTTGTTTTGGAAATGGGCTCGCGTTCCCCAAAAACGGCAAGAAAACCAAACCTAATAAAACTATCTTTCTCATAAAAACCTACTTATAAACTTTTCTTAGTTTCAACAATTAAAGCACCTTGAAGTGCTCTATTTATTTCGATTTGCTTGCTTGCACTGAATGTACCAATTGTTTGCAAATTCAGTTATTGCTTCCGCCTTATACTCTTCTGATCCAAACTTTGGTTCTTTATAGGCTTCCTCGACCATCATCTCCATTAACCTTTTGAAATCCCTGCTTGGTTTGATACTCTCTATCATCTCCATTTGTCTAACCACAGAAACCCCTTCCTGCCTAAAGAGCATGACATTTTCAGCAAGTTTATTCACATCTCTACAGTGTTTATCATTAGTATCGGCTGAGTGAGTTACAAATGATGCTGTGAGTAAAAATGCAATTGGTAGTAGCTTTTTCATCAGTTACTTCCTTACATACTCTGGAAATTCTTTTAATAAACTATTACAAATCTTATTCTTCCCGTCTTTCTTTACATTTCGGTCAAATTCTTTCATGCCAAACATAAGAACTTTTTTTCCATATTCTTCGCCAAGTTCATGCTGAAAACACTTGGCTGAATCTGAGATTAACTCATTGTTATATTCACTATATCCACATTCAAATTGTGCTCTAGTTAATAAACCATGGACCGAAACAATCTGCTCACAATAAGTTGGCTCATCTCCATTTTTGGGAGCTAAAGCATGTGAAAATGATGTGGAAAAAACAGCTACTAACATGCTCCCTAAAATTATCTTTTTCATGAATTTCACCAATTGTTATAAATATAATAACTTTAACAAACAGGTTAACAAATGTCACATAAAGCAAAACCACCCGAAGGTGGTTATATTGGTTGTTTGTCATTTTTATTTCTTAATCAAAAGTATTTACCTTATCTGAAAAGATATAATGCGAAACATCTCGTATAGGAAATGGAGAACCATTAACAATTAGAGGATAGAATTGTGCTTTCTTTCGAAACTCTTCCAATACATAACTATCTAGTTCAGGCACTCCGCTACTTTTCTGAATTTTTGCTACAGTTAAATTTCCATTTTTATCAGCTTCAGAATAGATCGTAATTTTTCGTTCCTGACCTTTAAGATATCTTTTATTAACAATAATTTCAGGAAAGTTTTTAAATTTAGGTTTTCTAGAAAGTTTCAAGTCCATTGGTTGCGTAAATCTTATAGGATAATAAATACCATTTTCTTGGTACGGGTAAAAACTAGCTTTTTTTATTGCTATCAATATTTTGTTATCTAACTTATCTATACCACTACTTTTAATGATTTTTGCTCGAGTAATTATACCTCTCTCATTTGCATCAGCCGAAATCGTTATAACCCTATCATACCCTTCAAGATCCCCATCTATAATATTGATCTTAGGCAATTCCTTCCATTTTAAATTTGGTGGCATCTCTCTTATATAATCATCAGAGTCACTTGCATAAGTTCCAAATGAAAAGGAAAAACAACTTAAGAAAATAATTATTAAATTTTTCATGTCGACCTAGAATTGAGTGATTTTTTAAAAGAATAAATGTTTTTTCAATTATAAGGGATTTTTAGGCACAATGAATGGACCAAGCTTTTTTATAAAAGCTAATCACAGCCTCATAATCTCTTAAATGATTTTCCTTGGTATAAACATTAGGTGAAAGCAGTAGTAATGCTGGCATATATTGGTTCTTATAGACCTCTGGATATGTCTTACACAATATCTCTCGCTTCTCATCAATTGGTACATCATGATTATTAAATGCATCAAGCATCTTACCTATTTCCTGATTTGAAGTTAGATATTGCTCTTCAACTGAAGGAGGAAGCGGTATAGTTTCAGCTTGTTTTGTACATCCAACAAAAGACAAAGAAATCAATAAACAAGAATATAAAATTGAGTTCCTCATCTCCCGTACTTTCTCATTTTCAATTGTTCGTAAAGGTCAGCTGCATTAGAAATTGCAATAAAGATTAAAACTAGCGGAATAATCAATATTCCCCACTGAACTAAATGAAAGTTATTCATAATCAAATCATGAAAAGGATAAGTATTAAATATTTCTAAATTAACGAGCCATTTTATTAAAGGGAAATAAGCCAGTATCACCCCTAAAATGAGTATGAAATAGAACATCATCCTATTAAAAACTTTAGGATATTCTATAAAGACATCATTTAATGCACACATCTTTTCCTTAAGATTTTCTAACATGTTACTCCCCAAGTAAATTTATTATTAGAAATATTAAGTATTTACATGAGGCATCATACACAAAATGTCAGTTTACGAATAGATAGAAATTAAAAAACCAGCAGATGGTGGTTAAATTAATTAATAGCATTTATTTTCATTACGATCTACTTTATCGTGGAATCTACATAAATGTATCGACAAATGAAATGTAAACAAATAAGAGAAAAATTGATTCAGTGATTTTAGATGTTGTTTAATATTCAATACATTTCTTGGTAAAGAAAAAGCTTTATCTAGAGCAACTATATAACCCTTACCATGAGGCTCATACTCCCCCTCCTCATTAATTGGCAAATGAAACAAATTAGTAATTTTATACCTTTTTACATTCGAAATAAATTGTTGAACTCTATCTTCACCCACACCATTTTTTAACATAAGTGTTTCATATTTTTCTACACTAAATATAGGTGCTAACAAACAATCCATAGGAATTGCTCTTGAGTTTCTTTCATCAATATCACATGTATTGCTAAGAATTATACAACGTGGTGCAGATACTGTTTTAAAACAACCACTATCCCAATAAGGGTAGGGAACATTTACAATAATATCTCCTTGTAAAAAGAAATCATTTTTAAAAGGGGTAAAAGGGTCTTGAGTAATTTTTTCATTAGCTGAAAAATCTTTTAAATTTATCTCCAGTTTCTCTCTAGTTGCATCACTTAAATAATTAGGTAATAAATTAGAAAAATTTTCAGCGACACTCACACAAAGACCCTATAACTAACAAAAAATTAAAATAAATCAATAAAGTTTTCAGAAAGAAGTTTTGCAAGATCTTCTTCTAAGGGTTTAGCATTTACGGAAATTTTCTCAAAAAGATTGACAATCATATTATCTAAAGACTCATTTAAATTTGAATCTTTTACATCTACAGAAGTAAAAGTTTTAGTAATAAAACTATTATCTAAATACTCCTTTTTTTGAATTATTTCATGAGCACTAGGATTGAAAAGATTGTTTGCATGATCACCCAAGGAAAAACTTCCTAAAGCTGTCGCGATAATAACTCCTGTTAAAGTTGGAGTTACAGATCTATTAAGTTTTAAGTTACTCATATCTTTACTCCTTTTACCCTTCGTTAAAAATGTTTGAATATTTTAGTAATGCTATCTCATGAAGCTGTTCTAGAGTTTCTGTAAATTCTTTATCAACTTCATTGATATTTTTTATACCTTTAGTATTAATAACATCAATAACTAATAAGATTCCTGAATAGGTTCTTTTCACATTATGCATATCATTAGTAACTTCCATATCCACATGTGAAGAAACCTCATTTAAAATAACAAAATCACCTTGGTTTTCTTCAGTTCTTAAAGAAAACTTTTTACTTTTCTCAAGTTTTACAGATCCAACAGAAATAGAAAGATTCAAATTATTAAAACTTTCAGGATTTTGTATTAAATTAGTATACTTAATAGAATATCGTTGAATATCTCCAATTTTATTTTTACTTTTTAAAATTTGAAGAATTCTATTTGGAATATTTCTAAAATTAATCCAACCATCATAAGGTACATCAATTGTATGCTTTAACACTACAAATGAACCATCAGAAATTAATAGTGAAAAGTCAGGAAAATTGACTTTATAAGATGGAACATAATATAAGTCTGGCTGTTGACTTTTCAAGTCAACTGGAAACTGTAAACCATCTGCTTGAACAATGTCTAAATGGTTAGTAAAAAATTGATTTACAGCAATAAGCAAGTCTGTAGCAAAATTACTTTGCGGCTTAAATCTGATTTCAAAAACCACCTCTACCAATGGGCTAGATGACATACATTTACCTTTGAAACACTTCTAAAATATGGCATTTAACTCATGAAATTTAATATTTTTTCATTTGTTAAGATGCCAACACACTTAATATTTATATAATAAAAATACCCTAGTAACTTAAGTTAATAGGGTTATCCGCAAATATATCCACTACCTAAGCTGACGTCAATACACAACTTATGACGAAATTTCAATACTGCTTCTCATTAACGTGTCAACAGATATAAAGGAAGTAATGTTGACGGGGTTTCATTAGTTTCAACGATTTTATCAAAACTACTTATCGATACACTGGTTTACACATTTACTTTTTTCCATTGGTTGAAATTTTCTTATACGCCTCATCCAGAAACAGGTTATCCAAAGCATAAATACAGTCATTAAAAATATGAGCAGCCACAGGCAATTCATTATGCTCAGCATAGACATTGATTGCCTGTTGATCTAAAGATAACGGGATACCCTGCTCATACCGTCTGGATCTGCAAATAGTGCTAAATGCCGAAAGAATAGATTCAGCTGCATAAGAATATTCTGGTGGATCCGGAATACGGCCGCCTAAGAACTTGATTTGTTCGATTTCGTGCGGCGTTTTCGACGCATACGTTTTTTGGTATTTGTAGAGATCGATGACTTTCCCAGAATTAAAGCCTTGTCCTTGTCTGCGTCTTCCTGAATCTTCTGGGCCTGTTCTTTAATAAATAGCCAGATCGAAATACCAATATCACCAAGATTAAGAAGCTTTGAGGCATTCTCAGGTGTATAGGGCTTTTCAGATTCAACCGTTTTACCGTCTACGATTTCGGCAAATACCACACCTTTCCAGTCTTCGATTAAGTGGGCGGCGCAAGCATCCATTAACAATTCATGGTAAAGCTTGGCATTTTCATCTTTGACCATCACATCATAGCCTTTAGACGAGATCTGATTTCCTGCTCGTTCAATAGCTACCTGAAAAGGCTTATAAGCGATACCACGGACTTTAAATTCTGCCTGTACCTCTCCATCAGCACCTTTGTATTCGCACCATTTTGATACGTCCGAGCTTTTAATAATTCCGACTTTTAAAGCCATAGCAACCTCTAATTTTTAGAAATAAAAAAGCCCATGGGATTCCATAGGCTTTGTTACTGAATGAGCTGATTAAACAAGAGCACGCACAATCGTTGGCGCTGTACGGACTTGGGCAAAGTTGATGTCTACAGTAATAATGTCGTCACCACCGCCATCTGGGTGATTGGCTTCCATGACTTCCAGTTGTGGGAAGTTAAATGAATATTTACTTCCTTTGCTGTCTCTGATGTCGAAGGTCAGTGTAAACACATCACGGGTTTTGATTGCATCAATCCAACCAGCAGCTGTGGCCGAGAACATGAATGAAGCATTCGCTTCGATATCCATCATCTTCTCTAAATAAAACTCTGGAGTGTATTTACCAGATCCGATACAACGGATTGCTTCAAGGTTATTGTTAATAGAAATGGTCAAAGACTGTAGACACGCTTTACCTTGAATTGACTGGCCGTTTACAAGCAAGTTTTCCACGTTCGGCATACTGACAAGCGGACGAGTCGAAGCTGCAACCGGATTCACTACAGGGTTCGTTTGCTGACGAGTAAACGAGCTACCTACAAGACCAAAGTTACCAGTGATTTTCCCCGTGGTCTGGATAGTAATTTCACCAGAATTAACCTGTACTCCACGATAAATAAAGACTTGGCCAATATCTTCAAAAACTTTAACCAGCGTTAATGACTTACGTACATTACCGCCAATGGTTAAGCTATTCGTTGCCCAGTTATTAAAAGCTAATGCACTTAGGAATAAATCAAATGTTCCAAGTGATAATTCAAACTCTAACTGACCTGCTACTTCTGCTTCAGTAACTACCCCACCTTGTCGAAAACGTGAATCAACCACTTCACTGCTTTCTTCAGTAGAAACATTTTCAGATAAACCATCACTTACACGGCGAACTGTGTACCAGATCGGGTTTGCTGGAGTTGTTCCTAAAACTGCTTCTTCACAAGCATATAATCGAATTTTTGCGCCTGAACTCATTTATGGTTCTCCAAAATTTAGGCAATAAAAAACCCACTTTTTAAGCGGGTTATTAAAGTGTTTCGTCTGTATCTGAGACTTCCGGCGGTTCCACCCCAGCCATTGCAGCAGCCACAGCCTCGGATAAGTTTGTAGGTTGGAAATCAAAAGGTGTTTCAGTTGTAGGTGGCTCAGGCTCTGGTTCTTCATGCAAGCGGATATCGATCCAACGCCCTTCTGGAATGTCCATCGGGTTCTCGTGATCTGCTATGACTGCCGCAAGTTCGAAATCAAACTTACGCTTGTAAGTTTTGATGGAAAGATCACCGTTTTCTAAAGTTGAATATTCAACAGCTACCACAGTGTTCCCATTGGCATCTTTAGGAACTTCGATATACCAGCCTTCCTGAGCGAAACCTAGTGAACCTTTTAGAAGGTAATCGCCTACATCAACTTTCTTAAATTCAATCGGCTGTTTTTCTGCATCACTATTGAGTTCGATATGGTCGTTAAACAACTTAACTACTGGTGAGGCTGATTTTAAGAATCCGTTTGCATCAACTGATGTATTGAAGCTGGTCTTTAAATGCCCCCATGTAGACCAAGCATCAGATCCCGCACCATAACGGTAAGACATTTGATGACCAGAGACACCTTTAAATAGTTGCCATGAATAAGTACCAATCGAATCATTCGCTTGGTAACCCATAAGGGTTCCGTAACGCATTGGCATTAATAGAGGATTTGATGTACTTCCCCCTTGCCAGTCACCATGGGAGATGTTCACTAAACGATTTAGACCCAGAACCGTTACCCATTGTGAAACTTGTGATTTATCAAAAAGAGAAGCTACAACGTTTGCTGAATAACCCAAAACACCTGCATCACCCAAACCTAATGCAACTTTCGCACTAATTGCGGAGTTTCCACCCGTTCCACCTTGCGCAACTGAAAGTGGAGTAGCTAAACCTTTCATTTCAGTAATGTCAGTATTTACACCTTTTTCAGCAGCACCAAGATTATTTCGCGCTTCTGCTGCAGTGGTTGCCCCTGTACCACCTTGAGAGATTGCTGCAGTTCCTTGAACTTGTGAAAAGTTAGGGCTTAAATTGGGAATGCCGGAAGCGAATGGCAGCATAAATTGCCGCTTGCCCTGAGCTGAGTTCAACTGGAACGGTCGATGGTCCCAATTAAATTTAAATACAAGATTTGCCATTATGCTGTTACCCCGTCAATCACTTGGAAAGTCAAAGTTTCAGTGTGCTGTGTAGTGCCACTCACCACAGCTTTAATATCCATCTGACATAAACCAAGTGGCCATGCTGCTGTGCTTGCTCCAGATTTCACATTAAGCCAACCCTTTTGTGTGCTCTGGCTTAATGCTGCACAAGTCAATGTAGCTACCACTGCTCCATCCGCCAACGATTTAACTTGCGATGTGAATGTATAGCCTGTCAGATCGATGGCACGGCGAACATCATCAGGTGGATACTGCAGGGTTTCATCCATATCAACCAGCTGCAAGTTCAAGTTGAATGTGTCACCACGCTTAAAAACAAAATTGCTCATAAGTGATTCCTATAGATATAAAAAAACCACCGATGAGGTGGTAGTGAATAAGGCATAAAAAAACCGCCAGTTTGCGGTCATTTAATAAAATAAATTTAAGGCTTGTAATCTAAATCAACACTTACTCCAGTAACTACATTATGTTTAGTTCCACCAAGACTATTAATATTGGCCAAACGTATATTCACATCGGAAACACAGAGTTTGTTTTCACTTTGCCACTTCTTCAGCTCTACAGACATAATATCTTCTAAATGTCGTTCCAGTTCTTGCCGTTTAATTTCGATTTCTTCTAAAGTCAGCATACATGACATATCAATTCACCTTGTACCCAATGCTCACATTATACTGAATGAAGTCAGCATCTTGCCCGACAAAAATTGATTGTCCTTGTAAACATTCTAGATGATCGATTGTGTAATATTCAAAATGGGCAAGCAAAGCATCACTCAGTTTTGTGATTTCCATTATTCCTGAATTGGGACGAGCAAAGCATTGGACCATAATATTACCGGTACGGCGTGTACAAGGATTATCAGCAATGCCTGAAATAAAACTTGGACCGCCCGCAATCGTTAAGCGACACCACAAACCTTCCTTAGGCACCGTAAAGCCTGGTAAATTTGGATACTGGATTCTGTCTTGAGTAATACCTCTAAAGCTTTGCATGCGATCAATAATAGCTTGCCTTGTTTGCTCTAAAGTCATTGCCATCTTAACCACCGTACTTTTGAGAAATAAAGTTATACGTGAGGCCATAAATACCTTGCGGCGCTTGATCGGACCAACCGTTTTCCAAGCGCTCAGCATAAGGCTGGTTGTTCTGTATATAGACTAAATTACCCAATTTAATCTTTACAGCTTGAATAGCAGCATCTTGAATTGGGTTAGTTTCAGGTCCACGGACACCATAATCACCAGATCCAATTGAAACGATATGCGAAGCACGATAAGCGCCAGTATCAACAGGACTTGAAACCACTAAAGACTGAACAGCATCCATTGTAATTTTCTTTACCTTTTCCTCTGCTGTTTTAGCCACATCAAAACTAAATTCAGTTGGCTTTTTCCCCTTCCATCCCATCATTCACCTCGCTTTCTTCATACATTTTAAAAAGGTCTTGAGCGATCGCCTGAATTGAATAAGCTTCAAACTCAGAGCTCGGTTCTCGTTCTCCCATTAACTTCTTAACCTTCTGCCAAACATGTACAGCTTCATGTAAAAGCAAACCATATATCTCTATTAATTTCCTTTCTGAAGTATCGCCCAACTGAACAACTGCATAAGAACCATCGGAATAGAAATCAACTTGAGCGGCTGCACTTTCAACAGACAAGAACTTATCAACGTTATTCATGTCCTCGAATAACAAATCCATGTGAAGCTGATTTCTGGCAAGCGTGTATTGAACATGTTGGAAAGGTGAGATATGCCATAAAGGTACGTAATCTGTGCTAACCATGGTCTACCTTTTAACTTAGCAAAGGCATTTCAGTTGCCTCTCTGCCATCAAATGCATTATGAATAAAAATGCCATCCACATATTCGGGATGGCATTCGCAGTGAAAAAATGAATGAGGTTTTAAATCATCATCAGGTACAACCTGAAAGCTGTCATAGACCTCATGTGCAGTCCAAGTCATAATTACTCCAATAAAAAACCCACCGAAGTGGGAATCATGATGAAACTTGTAACGGTTTAAGTTTTCTAAATACTTCCATAATTCTTGTATAGTGGATTTCATTTTCTTTTGCGTATTTATCCAAATCAGTTTTTAATTCTTCTTTTCTAGAGAGTGATTCTGTATCTAAAAATTCAGCAATTGCATCATATTCAATTACAATTTCAATTTGTTTAAATAAACTCAGATACAAACCCAAAAAATCACCATCTAACTTCTTAATATTTTCCTTAAAACTTATAGCTTGATCATCTACTGCATCAATTTCATCTACCTTTAAGAAGAGATTTGCTACATCTCTATGGAATTGCATTTGCTGTTCATTAAACTTTTCTACATCTGCTTTTAATCTGGGGTTAAGGTTATAAAATGATAAAAAATCAGTAGTTACTATTCTTAATATCTCCTCACTCAATTTCTCATTTTTCACAGCTACATGTTGTTCTCTCCAGTCATTGAATAAAACAAATGCTGCAATTGGAGCAAGAAATGCTGCACCTATTGTGAATGCATCTTTTAAAACATCGTATGCTTGCTTTTTATCAAGTAAATAATGATTCCATGGAAATGAACTTAAAATAATAAAACTAATTAACAAATAGCCTATTACTCCACCACCAACGAAATAACATACTCGTTTAATTTTATCTTCTAATTTTCTACTGGCCATATATCCCCCTAATTTAGAAGGATATTAGAACAAGTATTTAAACCTTCCTCAACTGACATTTCCAGATTGTACTGGCCGGATCTTGCTGAATATGAATAACTCGAAATGAGCCTAAAGCTGTTAGCCATTCATCATCAATTTTAGGTGTCATGGACACTTCATTTTGAAGCACGGTAGCCTTCTTATCTGTGGCCAGGACTCCAAGCGTCTGAATCTCATATTGACTGTAAGAGCCAAACAGAACACCACGGCCGGAATAGTTTTCTTTAACTTCAACATATGTTTCAGTTTTAGGATCCCAATTAGTTTTTGAGATCCGCTCACAAGTAAATGAATGAACGGCGTCCGCTAAATCTGCATTAAATGCTTCAGCAATATCTGCCTGAATTTCGTCACGTAAGCCCATATCATGCCCTGTAAAGTGGTATGCCAAAGCCATTAAAACTTGCATTTGGATCTTTCAAATCAAGTGAATCAATAAAATCAATTGCTATCTGTTCAAAGCTAGAGATTGCTTCAGATCCGTCTTGATATTCTTTTTCTGACTCAACAGAATCAGCTTTAACTTTCTTACGCTTCAACTGCTGGTCTTTGCCGTTATAAATTACCTTGGCCAGAATTCCTTTGATAATTTCACATGCAGCATCTTTAAGAAGTGGATCAATAGGATCTGGTACAAAACCAATTCTGTTTTTCATCCATACATTAGCCAGCTTTACCAGACGAGCTTTATCACTGTCTGGTGCAAAATCGCTGCCCAAAATTGAATTTGCGTCATCTACAGTAATAAAGCTCATTGCATTATTCCTTAGGGATTAATTTAAGGAGTTCTGCTTTTGTTGCAGACGGCTTGTAGCCAATGTTCTTACTAGCCAAATACTCTTTTAATTGATCATTTGACCAGTTTTCAAAATCATTAGCTGCCGTTTCTGTAGCTGGGTTTTCTGCCGATTTTCCAGCATCCAATTCAGCTATACGCGCTTGCATAGCAGCAACATCATTTTTAAAAGCATCAAATTCCGCTTGAATGCTTACCACTTTTCCTTCAGCCGCTTTAGTAGCATTGTCAGCTTGGAGTACTGCATCTTTTAAACGTGTGTTTTCAGAAATTAACTCTGAACTATCACCATTAGCTTGTTCCAAGATTTCGATTTTCTGTTTAAGTTGCCCGTTTTCTTCAATAACCTTTTCACAGTCAGCTTTTGCTTGATCAATGACTTCTTGCAGCTCTGGAGTAATTCCAACCGCTACATTTACAGTGGCCAAAGTTGTTTTTGCAGGTTCTTCCAATTTGCGAACTTCAACTGGAACTTCTAAAGATTCGTAATCCTTTTGAATCTTTGGATAATTACCGTAAATAATTACCTCTTTTGCTTTCAGATTTGGGGTTTCATAATAGTCAGGGTTAGCAATAATGCCCGTCTCTAATGCAGCCAGTGCTGCAATGCGTGTATAGATAATCTTCATGGCGCTTTTCTCTTAATAATAAAAAAGAGGGCTTATTAGCCCTCTTACGGTTTTAATTTTTAGGTTTTAACCAGTTGTCGCTGTACCTGATAAATCAAGTAAGGTACCTGCTGTCATTTTGTTGCTGGTTGCATATTTAATCCAGTTAGCACTTGAACCAAGTAATGTAAGATCAGGATTTTCACCTTT